AGTAGAAGCAAATCCACCGTTAGTAGCAGCTAACATATCGTCAAAATCAAGAGCAGTAGCTCTAGATAAGAAAAGCATGTTTTCTTCAATAGCACCTTGCTTGTCTAAGTTTTTAAGTATTTCATCAAAATCACCTAAAGCACCAGAACCAGGAGCAGCAGCTCCAGCAAAACCAGAGTATACATTTCCATTAGTTTCTATAGCAGAAAATAAACCAGTACTTCCATATATAGCAGAACCATTTGCTCCAGTAGGACCAAAATTAGTTCCAAAAGTAGCAGCATTGTCATTAGGTACAGATTCTACCATTGCCATTTCTAGATAATCTTGAAACCTTAATCTAGTTTCAGATTCAGCTTTTAAATACCATAAGTATCCAGAAGTTCCGTCTTCAGTAGCAACTTCGATCCAGCCAATTTGAGCAGCATCAGAACCACTTATCTCATAATTATCTTTCATGATAATTGGAGAATTTTTAAAAGTAGTTAACTGTGGCTCAAGAGCTCCTTCCATTCCTTGACTTCCTTTTGGAAACATAGAACCATAAACAAATAAACTGTTAGAACCAGCACCAGTTACTAAAGCACCTGGTAAAGCTCCTCCTTCATATGCGTGACATGTTAATGTATATCCGTTGTTAGCTAAAGCAGTTACTAATAATTTAGTAGTAACTAAACCAGTAGCGTTATCAGAAACTAAAATTGTAGCACCAACTCTAATACCAGAAGTAGTAGGGTTACTAGCACCTTTAGTAATAGTTGCTGTAACTTCAGGAAAACCACCACCACCATTTGCTAATTGAACAGTGTCATAAGCAATGTGTAGTCTATTTTGTTCAGACCAAATTACTTGATCAGATGTCATAGGCATTTCAGCGCCTACCATTCTCAAGAAACCTCCGATTGTTCGGTTTCCGTATCTTTCTATCTCAGCTTCATAAAGCTCAGGTAGATATTGTTGTGACCATTGTGCAAAACCAGCTTCCTGAAAGTCAATATAATTGTCTTGTACAGTAACTTTGCTTGGCATAGGTACGATTGATGCGGGAAAAGACCCACCTATGTTAAAACTCATGTTTTATGTTTTTAGTTGTTGTTTTTATTTTTTACTTTAAATTTCAACTTAGAACTATCTGCACCACTAATTGCTCTTACTTTTAAACCATTAACAAACACATCACCTCCAGCTTGTGGCCTAGGTTCATTTGTTATATTTTTAGATTTAGCCATAACATCTTTTAAAGCATCGGCTTTGCCTTGCTCATAAAAATGATTAGCAATAGTATCTGCGTTATCAGCGGCGTACATAGCTTTGTGATAACCTACAGCATCAACAACTTCACCCTCATTGTTTAAGAACTTCTTAACAAAAGTGTTTAAGTTTGACTGTTTTTCAACAACATTAGATGTGTTTTGAACATTATAATGAAACTTCTTTTCTGCAAGATTAAATTCAAAACCTTTGAATTCATCAGAAAATATTTTATTTGTCTGCTCTACAAATCTATCATGTCGCTCTTCAGCTACTTTTTGTTCTTTGTTGTATCTATTGAAAAAGTCCATAGCTTTTTGTTGTTCTTGAGTTACGCCGGGTCTCAACTTGATTTCGTCGTAATATTTACTCTTTGTTTCTTCCAAAAAGTTTTTGGCTTTAGCAATTTCTTCTTTAGCGGCTAACCGCTTTAATTTAATTTCTTTTTCATCATCCACATCTTCGTCAAAAGAAAATTTATCTTCTAATAAAAAGTTTATTTCTTCTCTATCTAAATGTGGTTTTGTTTGCTTGTAATACTCTTGTAGCAATGTGTCATTATCTACTTTGCTGTAATCAGCATTTAATCTAACATAATCTTCAACTGTTCCACCAGTTTCTTCCATAAATGAAACTAGTTTTTCAATATTTTCAGGTAATTGCTTACCTAATAATTTTTCGTCTCTTTTAGCTTCTTTTACTTCTCTTTCAAGCTCATCAGTTTTTTCTTCTACTATTTCTGTAATAGGAGATTTTATTTCTTCTTCTTTACCCTCAACGGCAGTGGTTTGTTTTTCGTGTGTTTCTCCCACTTTCTCGCCATCTGCGGATCGTTGGCCCACATCCACTTTCGTTGTGCTTGACTCTTGAACGGCATTTTCTGGTTTTTTAGTTAAATCTACTTTGTATTCTTTGTTTTCTATTTTTTTAAAAGAAGGTTTTTTAATTTTTAAAGGTTCAACCTTCTCTTCTTTAAGTTTTTCTGACATAATATAATATAATAATTAATAATTACATTGGTTGCTCACCACCAATGCTAGGTGTAACTCCTTGTGTTGAATCAACCAAAGAGTTAAAAGGATCTTCAAAGTCAATAGACGCAGAGTTATTAGCTCTTTGACTAATCATTTTACTTTGTTGAGTTCCTTCTAGTTTTGTTCTTTTATCTTTTCTATCTTCAATAAATTTTTCTCTTGTAGCTATTTCTTGCAAGTCCATTTGTTTTAATTGCATATCATAACTAAACTTAAGTTCCATCAACTGCTTATCTATTTCAGCTTTTTTCATCATCTCACTTATATCTAGTTGAGATTTAGCTTTTTCAACATTTACTGTAGTTTCTGCTATACCTTGTTGCTTTTGTAACTCTGCTAATGCCGATGCTTCTGTAGCTTTAGCGTTTGCTTCTGCCTGTGCTTGAATATTAGCCTGTTGATTTCTTTGATCTCTTTCTGCTTTTCTTCTTCTTCTTTCTTTTAGCATTTGATTTGCTAACTTAATATTCTTTATCTCTCTAAGATCTATAGCATCTTCTAAATCTATTCCTCCAGATTGTAAAGCTATTTGGATATTCTTTTCTAATTGAGCTTGTTGCTCTTCGTCTGGTTCTAGCTCTATAAATATTCCAAAATCATGAAGATTTAAATCGCTTATTTCTGATAAAGTAGCTAGATTATATCTTGATATACTATTCTCTAAAGCTTGCTTTGTAAAAGGAAATTCTAATGAGTCGCTTATTCTTAATGATACATTTTCTGCTGTTCTAACAGTTAGATACGACATCGCTTGTACTAAATGTCTAGTTGCTGTATTAGATGCATTAGCGGCTAACTTTTGTAATCCTACTAACGTATCTTTACCAGGAGTTGAACCGTCTCTAGCTTCATTTAAACCTGTTACATCTCTTATCATCTGTAAATAATATTGATAAGTTTGTATTAGCGTATTTATTTTACCACCACCAGATCCAGTTTGTAATTCTTGTATTGGAACTTTACCTCTGTTAGGATCACCATCTTGAGTTAAACTTCTACCAACTATACTACCAGTTTGAAAATACATGTTTAAAGCTTCAGCTGGATTATAATTTGTACCATTACCTAAATCAACCTCAGCTAAACCATCCATATCTAAGAATACACCATCAGGTACCATTCTAGCTAATACTTGTTGTATCTTTAAATGAGTCAACTGTATCATGTCAGCAAAACCTGTAATTCTACTAACCACTGACTCTATACGGCCTTTATACATCCTAGGAGCACATATGTTATAATTCATTTTAACTCTAGTTGTATCAGCAAAAGGTCTTGTCATATTTTCAGCTAATCCCCATTTTAGCATAAGAGGGTGTCCTAGTATCTTAGCCCCACTATATAAAGTTTCTATAGTTCTAGATACAACTTCAAAGTTTTCATTTTCCGGTGGACTAAAAGTATCAGGTTTTTGTAAAGCTTTTTCTAATCCTGTAGCTGTTTTTTTAACTTTAAACACTTGATCAGAATAAGTTTTATATTCAAAATACATAACCTGAACTGTCTGTTCATCATTTCTACCACTCCAGTTTCTTAAATATTCTGAGTTGCCAGGATATTTTTGTATTTGTTCCATTTCTTCATCTGAAAGATATGGGAATTGAGTTTTTAAATCAGCTAAGTTTATACTTTTAACTTCTCCAACATAATATAAATCTTCAAAATTAGGGTCTTCTGTGTAAGAATATATTAAAGCAGCAGGGTCAACATAATCTACTATTATGCCTTTTTCTTTACTCCAGTTAGTTTTTACAGCACCTATTCCTAGCACTGTTAAATCTTGAGCTAATCTTCTTCTAGTTAAATCGTATTTGTTTCTATTTAATACGTCTTCTAATAATTCTTCTTCTGCTATTTCTACAGACTGCTTATAATCTAACTGTAAATGTAATTTAACTTCTTCATCGGACTCTAGTCCTAGTTCTTTAAATTGAGGTGTTGTAATAGTTATACCTAATGTTTGATTTACTCGCTCTGCCATTTCTCTTTCTTGAACATCACGCATTAAATCTCTAGCATATTGAGTTCTTTGTTGTATTGAAAATGGATCTACTGCAAAAGCTTTTAATTCGTAAGACTTTTCTGACATGCCATTAACAACTATATCTACAAATTTAGCAATAACAGGCACAGGTTTCCAATCTATATTTAAATAAGATAAATCTCCATTAATAGCTAATTCATCTTTATATTTTTTTACAGATTGTTCTCCTCTAGCGTAAAGTCTTAAGTTGTGGTAATTATTATAGTTAATAGCGTAACCACTACCCATTGACCCACCTCTATAGTTTCTGAACCACTCTCCTTCTATAGCTCTACCTACAGCAAGACCATATTCTAAAGTAGCTTTTTCTGCATCTGGTACCACCTGACTGGGAAAAGAACTATTAGTGTTGTATGAAATTTGCATATATTTATTCTATTATTTTTGAAATTGTTCCTGAATTATTATATCTACTTATACCTAGTTTAATAGGTTTATATTTTTTATCAGGATTTGGTTTATATTTATTTTTATTACAAGCCATAATTGCTAAGCCAGAACTAATAGTAGCATCAAACTTGGTTCTATTGTTTATATTAAAACCACTCCAATCTTTTAGTGTTTGTTGAAAATACATGTCTCCATATCCATCCTGTAATTGACCGACATAATCTTCAATGTAGCTTTCGATAGCGGCAGCATGTGCCTGCTTAATATCTTCACTTGAGTTAGGTATTCCACCTATTTCTTTTTCTGTTGTAGATAATTTATTCCAAATTTTATCAGGGCGATTCATTGAAAAACCTCTATAACCTCTACGTTTAAAATAATATAATAATCTAGGTTTATTGTTTTCAGCTAATATTGGCATACCATAAAATGCACAAGCCATTAACACATCTTCAAAGAATATTTCAGCTGTTTGAGGTCTTGATATATATTCTAAAAAAAAGTGATTAGGTGGTGCGTCTTCCATTGAAAACTTTGTTAGTCCATGTAAAGCTCCTTTAGAACCTCTACCATCAACAGTTCCTGATATGTCATAACTATCACAACCAAAAGCTCCTATATGATCATTGCCAGGATGTTTAATTCCATTTTTTATAATTACTTTATTTTGTAAGTTTTTAGGAGGTGCCCAGCTAATAATAAATCTTCCATTTATGTTAGGCACAAAAATAACTTTAGTATCTTTAATTCCGTCTTGCCAAATAAAATTACCTTGAGTTACTGAAGCAGTATTATTTAGTTCTTCATTATAATCTATCTGCTGATATATTTTAGTTAAATTAAATAAACTATCTTTAGCTTCGTCTCTAAAGGCATGTTGCTCGGTTCTTGGAAACTGTCTATAATATTCATTTAAACTATCTTGATCAGATTTTAAACCTTCTACTTCGTTTTCCCAGTGTTCAATAACTCCTGTTGTAATTTCATAACCATCAACTCCTTTGACTGGAGCTTCTTGTCTAATGAAGACAGGTAATCCAAAAGTATCGATGAATCCTTCGTAGCTCCACTCCATAGGGATGAAAAGAGAGTAGAGGCCAGAAGATGTTTGTCCGTTTCTATTTCTTTTTGTAACGTCTGAATTGTAATATAGTTTTTTGAAGTTGTTTCCACCTTTGTCTAATGCGTTTGAAGTTGAGCCCATCATACATTTACCTACTATCCTTGATCCTAGCCTTAATGTAGTTTTTGTGACTCTCCAGTTATTTAATATATTATCAGGTCTTTCCCATTTGCCACTCTCATCATGAGCTAATAGTTTTAGCTTTTCACCATCGTAAGAGTTATCACCTGTGTTTTTCCAGTCAATAGTAGTATCAAGTCCATCTAGTTCTTCAAGCTGTTCATTCGACTCAAGTTTTTTTCTAGTAAGTTTCGATGCTGGAACTCTATAAGCCAATTCAGTTTTTGGCCTGTCCATACCATCTTGAATGGGTTTGAAGAAGAATGGGTAGTTAACCGATATGGGTACAACTTTATCTGTGAACATTTTCTTGGCATCTGCTCCAGAC